ACCAACACGATCGATATTAATGGTAGTAATGTAGTCATTAAAGACTTGGTTGACATACAAGACTTTACAACTTACATACACAATGACTTGTCGTTGGCGAAGAGTGTTTCTGTCATAGACACGATATACGGTAGTAACATCTTTAGCACCAATACGATTGATATTGATGGTTCAAATGTAGTCATTAAAGATCTTTTGGATGTTCACGATGCGACAACTTACATACATAATGACTTATCATTAGCCAAGAATGTATCAATCATAGACACCATATACGGTAGCAATATGTATACTGATCAGCCTATGTTGATAAAGAGTGAAGATTCTATTACGATTGATGGTAGTGAGGTGAATATCAAAGGATTGAATTTGTCTGGAGATTCATTTATTATAAACACAAGTAACTTCAATGTGTCAGATGGTATATTTTATGATGCAGTAAGAGAGGTATTTACTGTGAATAATGATATAGTTATTAAAGGTAATCTTGAGTGTGGTACATTAACAATTTCAGCATACGAGGAAAGAACACGAGTACTAAATATAGCATATAGTAATTTAAGTGAATATTTTGAGGCGGAGAATGGGTTTATATCGAATGGTGCGATATTTACACCATATGAGAATGTATTTACAGCACCGACCTATTTTTTGGATGACATATTTTTGTCATCGAACTTGAAAATAGATCCAGTATTTAAAGTCGATGTACAATGTCGATGTAACTTGATAATAGATGGATACTTGTTAGGAAACCAAAATAATTCGAATGGAATAATGGTAAATGATAACATTACATTTTTTGAACCGATACATACCACGAATGACATACAGATTGATGAATTGGTAACATTTATGGACACGAATAGTAATGGATATTGGAAGGTATTTACGCATACAATAGAGAATTTAACTTGTGATTTGATATTTCAATCTCGAAACCATATTGCAACTGCGTTTACTGATCAATTCGATCCAAACATTATAAATTTCACAGGACAACACAGATGTACAGGAAATAAATTGACATCGAAGAAGATAGAGGATCTTGTTGGTAAGATTGTGATAACAACAGGTGAGTACAGTGATTTGTATAGTAAGAAGGATATAAGTATTAATGAAGCTATTCCGATAGTTCAATTGTGTTCAAAAGAGAATGATGCAAGAGTATTCGGTGTGATAAGCAACGAAGAGAGTGATGATATGATACGAGAACATCATCTTGGATTTATTAAATTCAAATCGAAGAAGAAGATAAAAAATAAAAAATATATGATTAATTCTGTTGGTGAGGGGGGTATATGGATATGTAATGTGAATGGAGATTTAAAGAATGGAGATTTTATAACGACAAGTAAGATATCTGGGTATGGGATGCGTCAGGATGATGATATACATAGAAATCACACAGTTGCGAAGATTACTTGTGATTGTAATTTTGATATGGATTCAAAAGTGTATAGATGTGAGGAATTTACTTATAGAAATTTAAAATATAAAAAAGCATTTGTGGGGTGTGTATACAAGTGTTAAAATTAAAAAACAGTCAAAATAAATAAAATATATGGAATAAATTAAAAATGGTCGTCTATAATACTGTAAATAACAGTGCATCTGGTACTACTATCGATGAGGGTGGTCTTCCACCAATAAGCACCGCGTTCCCAAATTATCCTGAAAGTAACATGGAAACTATGTTTGGACCCGTACTCTTGCCTAAGATTTATGCGAAGGGTTTGTCTGCGTTAGAAATTGCATCTTCCGGTGCGATTATTTTGAGTATCAATGATTTCGAGACATTGAACATCAGTAATAACGAGACAACAAGAGAAACTATATTTCAATCTACTTCTAACTATCATCTTAAGTTTTATCCAAATGACGATGATACAACAGTGCAAGTTGGTGATCATACGTGGACTTCAGAGACCATTAATTCCAATGACTATCAAGTGATGAGAACATCGCAATCCGGTGGTTATATGTTGAGTAATGATCTTGTTGTAACGGGTAAATTAGATTTAGCAGGTAATACAGCATTTTCTGGTGCGGTAGAATTTGGAAACAGTATTTCCGTTGCACAAGACGCTTACTTATCTCAAGGTCTTTCTGTAGCAGGTGGTGTTCAACTTAACTCTACTCTTTCAGTATTAGATGATGTATTTATGTCTTCCAACCTTTCAGTATACGGAAACACTCAAATGGAAGGGACACTCTCGATTAATAACGATGTATTTATGTCTTCCAATCTCTCTGTGTTTGGTAATACTCAAATGGAGGGGACTTTATCTGTGAAGAGCCCAGTGTTCTTTACTGACACACTCTCTGTTGGTCAAAACACAATATTAACACAAAATCTTTCTGTTGGTAACGATGTGTTTATGTCTTCTAATCTGTCTGTATTCGGTAATACTGAAATGGAGGGGACTTTATCTGTGAAGAGCCCAGTGTTCTTTACTGACACCCTCTCGGTTGGTCAAAACACAATATTAACACAAAATCTTTCTGTTGGCAATGATGTGTTTATGTCATCTAATCTTTCTGTGCTCGGTAACACGGAGATGGATGGATCTCTTTCAGTGAAGAGCCCAGTATTCTTCACGGACACCCTCTCTGTTGGAGGTGCTACTATATTATTAAGCACACTTTCGATTAAAGATTCTGTATATATGACATCCAACTTGTCTGTTCAAGGTAACACAGAAATGGGTGGATCCCTCTCTGTTCAAGGAGACACCGTTGTTATGGACACGCTCTCGGTTGGTGAAAATGTTATTTTCACCCAAACCCTCTCTGTTGGTAACGATGTTTATATGTCTTCCAATCTTTCTGTGTTGAATAACACGACTATGGGTGGATCTCTTTCAGTTCAAGAGATGACAGTGTTAAGTAACACACTTTCAGTGGAGGGAGCTACGGTACTGAACTCGACATTGTCTGTGAATGATGATGTTGTGTTAAGTTCTCAATTATCTGTAGGATCGAATGTATTTGTAACGGGTCCAATTTTCAAGGTACCCGAAGGTCCTGAGGCACAACGACCCAGTTCTACCACGGCACCCACTGGTTCTATTTACTTCAACTCCAACACAATGAGATTCGAAGGTCTTCACCGACTTACAGATGGAAGTCAATCTTGGTTACCTTTTGGAGGTGTGATGGATATTGACTCCGACACCTACATTACAGCTGAGAAGAATGATGATGACGATACTCTTAGATTCTATGCTGATAACGCAGATGTACCCAGAATGAATATGACATCATCTCTTTTAAGCATCAATCTACCCGTTGTTATGACAGAGACTCTTTCTGTACAAAAGGCAACTACACTCAGTTCCACTCTTTCTGTAATGGATGCTGTATATTTATCCAACACACTTTCAGTGGAAAATGTGGCTTCTTTCAACAACACAGTGAAGATAGAGAATAAACTATCTGTGAAGAACGCGACAATATTAACCGACACACTATCAGTTGGTAAAGAAGCTTATATGTCTTCCAATCTTTCTGTTGTAGGAAATACAGAAATGGGTGGTACCTTATCGATTCAAGGTAACAGTATATTAGCCGGTGAACTTTCTGTGGAACAAAAGGTTGTCCTCAACAACACACTTTCTGTAAAGAATGATGTATTTATGTCTAGCAATCTTTCTGTATTACACAACACGGAAATTGGTGGATCTCTCTCTGTACAAAATGCTACAATACTCAAAGACACATTATCTGTAGGTGAGAACACAATTTTAACCCAAACCCTTTCAGTTGGTAACGACGTGTTTATGTCTAGCAATCTTTCTGTGATAGGAAATACCAGAATGGGTGGATCTCTTTCGGTTCAAGAGGACACTGTATTGAGTAGCACACTTTCTGTTGCTAATAACACAATACTTGCACAAATGTTATCAGTTGGTAATGATGTGTATATGTCTTCAAATCTTTCGGTGCTTGGAAACAGTGCTATAACAGGAAGTCTTTCTGTGAACGGTGATGCCTACATTAGAGGTGAACTCAGTCTTGGAAATGCTGTTGAGATCAACAATACATTGAATGTAACTGGTGCCACTACCATCAATAACACTTTAAGTACACACGGTAATATGTATATCAATGCCACTGCCGACTCTGCTTTATACGTGAATACCATTAAAGATTACACAGATCAACAAGGTGGTGGTACTTTAACGATTGATGTTGATACTTTAGTTGTAAAGGGTAACCTCGATGTTGGTGGTACATACAACACTATTGATATCTCAACTAGTACAATTGCTGTTGAGGACAAACTCTTGATCTTGGCTACGTCAAGTGATTATGATGGAACTACAAGTGTAGACTCTCAAGTAACTGATGGTGCAGACACTAATAACGAAGCTGGACTGAAGATTGCTGGATTACCATCAAGTGCTCAACTAGCGGACGCGTCTAAGACTAATATTGCTGATTCCAATGTGTGGGAGAAATCTTTCAAATGGCAAATGAATTCTGGTATGCCTTATCTTGGATATCTCCAAGACGATAATACTAATGATGCAACATATAGAGACACTGAATCTTTCTGGGAACTCAAGGGAGGTGCCTTCCATATATCTGCGGACAAATTCGATGATGAAGGAAATGAAATAACTATCAAATACGGTTTTAGAATTAATGCTAACGATGAATTAGAAATCATTAAGAAAACCGGTACAGCTAACTCTAAACGTGTCGCCAAGTTCGGTATTACATCCGCTTTCTAGAATGTGGATCTAATAACTGACGTGTATTCTAGAGTTTTCTTGCAGAAGGATCGATAATATTGGAGTCACAAAATTTGGGCATCCATAAGTAAGGTATAGCCTTATCATTTTTGTAATATTTTGAAAATAACTTATGATAATAGTAAGTTTCTTTCAATTTGAAATTATATAAATTGTTACTTTTGAACTCTTCGTCAGTTACTTTAGAGTTAATAAATTTAGTGATTATGTCACTCCACGATTCTTCAATCATACTAACACCATCACTAAATGCTTCCTTATTTCTCCACAGGATTTCGTGAGGTAGAAGATTTGTGTTTTCAAATGCTTTACGAAGCATATATTTTTCTATTTTATCACAACTCATACGAAGGTTTGGATGAATGGACATATAATAATGAACGAAGTCGATATCGGCGAAGGGCACTCTTGCTTCAAGTCCATTTGCGGATATGGATCGATCGCTACGTAGACTGTCAAAATAACAAATATCTTTCACAAGTCTTATACATTCTTCGTGGAATTCATTGGGATTCTTACAATTTTTCATATATCGATATCCTCCACATACTTCGTCTGCGTAATCACCATTAAAAACAACAACACAATCACTGTTTTCTTTAATATACTTTGAGACAAGATAGTTTCCAACACTGGCTCTTACCGTAGTTGTATCATAACTTTCAATAGTTTTAATCACTTCTTCGATAGCATTCAGGAAGTCATCTTTATTGAGTTCGATGGATGTGTGAATAGAGTTGATGTGTTTAGCAACAATTTTTGCATAATATAGATCAGGAGATCCTTTCAAGCCAATAGAGAAAGTCTTAATTGGATTTAGGGAGTTTTTAGCCAATATAGATGCTACAAGACTACTGTCCAATCCTCCTGATAATAACGCACACACATTACGATCCGACATCATCCTTTTCTTTACTGCGTTTGTAAACAGATTACGTAGATTTTCAAGAATATTATCGATAGATTCGTAAGACATTTTATTGTGTGAGATGTATGAATATGGGAATGAGTAAGACATATTGGAGAATTCTGTTAGAATAGAGAAATGACCAGAAGGGAATTGGTATACATTAGAAGTATCGACAAAGGATTTAAGTTCTGAACCGAATGAATATGTGTTGATATCGTAGAACAAGGGTCTAACACCGAACGGATCTCTAGCAAAATATACAAATTTCTGTTTGATGTCATATAGACAAAAAACAAACTCACCATCAAGTGAATTACAAAGAGTGTCAATAATTTGATAAATGTTATCGTACTTTTGTTTGAGATACAAATACAAATGAATTATGACTTCACAGTCACTCTTCGATACTGTCTTGAAAGAATAATGTTGTTCTATATCTTTATGGTTGAAAATCTCGCCATTACAGATCAATACACAATCATTGTAAACGAATGGTTGATTTCCGGAGTCGGATAGATCGTTGACTTTGAGTCTGTTGAATTGCATAGAAACATACTCATCATTGAAAGTTGAGAAATCATCAGGACCTCTGTGTGTCAAGGAGTTTTTAAGGATGTTGTTGTATGCTTGTAAACAAAAAGTAATGCCACACATAATGAATTATATAAGAATTAGATAAAGTTGTTAAATGAATTTCGTACAATATGTACGACGATGGAAATCGTTAAGACCGTATTGTCTTAATGCGGCGAGGTGTTTTCTTGTTCCATAACCCTTGTTTTGCATTAGATCATATTTATCATCGTCACCGAAATGTTCTTTGATCCAGTCATCGTGGTATTCCTTAGCAAGAATACTTGCTGCCGCGATATTTACATAAATGTTGTCTCCACCCACAACACACGTGTGCGCTGCACACCGAAACGGTTTGAAACGGTTTCCGTCAACAAGAATTCGATCATAATCAATGTTGATTTGTTCCAAAGCACGATGCATTGCAAGAAAAGTTGCGTTAGAGATGTTGATATTATCAATTTCTTCGTGAGTAGCACTACCTACACCATATGCGATAGCGTTTTCTTCGATATACTTACGAACAAGGGGTCTTTTTTTTCTAGATATCTTCTTCGAATCTTTGATATCACTAGCATCGATATCTTTGTTCCATATGACTGCAGCTGAGAATACGGGACCGATCATACATCCTTTACCTGCCTCATCCACACCAACCTGAACCTCGTCTGGATTTTCATAATAGAAACTCAACATTTTTTATAATTGATAGCGATTATAGAACCGGTTTGTTTGTCGTAAGAAATTAATTTACTTGTATTAACTAATTCTTTTAGTCTTAATTGAATGTCAATTTTTTCTTTCTCGTTTAATGTGATATCATTGTCTATAAAATCACCTATAAGTTTGTATTTTGAGGATAAGGGAATATCTTTCCAGTCTAAAGATTTGATGTCACTATCTATATAAGAATCGAATTCCTGTTTTGAACCGAAAGTGTATGAATCATACTTCTTCTGTGATTTGTCCATCTTCTTTTTGTACATATCATTTGTATAGATAATACTTGAATGCTGATAATCTATCATTTTATTTGATGTTTCTTTCAATAGTTTTGTTTTAGATTTAGACACATTCTTATTGAGGGAAATAATTAGATTGGAGAGAGACATATTATGTATATTAAAAATTGATTTTGACTTAAATAAAAGTAGTATAGTCTATAATATAGTAACATCAAAAATGGAAAAGTTTGTATTGGATCATATTGTAAATAATGTGATACACAAAAAGAAAAAAATATCGAAACAGATAAGTTTAATGAAAGAATTTTTTTTGGATTCGATGGATAAAGAGATCAATAATAGTGAGGTGATAAATAGGATAGAGGAGATAAAGAGATATAAAGAGCAATTGAAGAAGATCTGTATGATACCAAAAGTAGAACAGAGAAGTGATGAGTGGTATAATATAAGGAAGAGCTTGATAACTGCTTCAGATTTCGCACAAGCACTTGGTAAAGGAAAATTTGGTACAACTACAGACTTCTATAAAAATAAATGTGGATATGAGGATAACAACATAGATATGAGTATACCTGCATTACAGTGGGGTGTTAGATACGAGGAGGTTGCGAATATGTTTTACAAGATGAAGATGAATGTCGATGTGTATGAATTCGGTATATTGAAACATCCGGATATATCTTATGTTGGTGCATCACCTGATGGTATAAGTAATATGGGTATTATGTTGGAGATAAAGTGTCCTTGGAAAAGGAAACGAACAGATACGATTCCGGAGCAGTATTATTATCAGATTCAGGGGCAATTGGAGGTTTGTGATTTGGAAGAATGTGATTATCTGGAATGTTATATTGTAGAATATGATGATTATGATCAAATGAAGAACGATGATAAAATTCAATATAAGGGTGTTGTTGTGGAGACAGATATAGGAAAGTACAGTTATGGAGAGATATGTGATATTGAATATTCGGTAATGGGCGAGTATAGACGAATATACTATTATGGAATAAGGGAATACTTTATGAAACGTGTGAAACGAGACAAGGAGTTTTTTAGGGATATTTTGCATCAAATAGGAGAAGTATGGAAAAATGTGGAAATGTATAGAAAAGACGAGACTTTGTATAGGAATGCAGTTAAGACACGAACAAGGACAAAGAAGGAACCTGTTTGTATGATAAGGAATATAGAAGAAGATCGTATTAATGAGAATAAGTATAATAAGAGACCAACATATATGTTTAGAAAGTTTGATGGCGATACAATTTAATCTATAGATAAATATAGAGTAAAATGACAACTATATCAGTTGTCAGTCCAACGTATAATAGACATCGATTTATACCTTTTTTGATAGAACAGTTTGAAAAACAAGGTTACGATAAAAATAGTATGGAGTTGGTCATATTGGATGATAGTCCAAGTAGATATCCTTTCAAGATTGAAGATAAAAGAGTAAGATACGTGTATGATAAGGAGAAGAAAACTCTAGCGACAAAAAGAAATGAACTAAATAGATTGGCAAAAAATGAAATCATTGTTTGTATGGATGATGACGACATCTATCTACCCGAAAGGGTAAGTCACGCCGTAGATACATTATTAAAAGACGATAATATAAAAATAGTAGGTTGTAGTTCTTTACATATTTATAATACAAGATTCAATAATTTATTTTTTTTTAAAGCAAGACAAAACAAAGTTATATTAAATAATACATTTGCGTATCGTAGAAATTTGATAGAAAAACAACAATATAAAAAGACAAAAATGAATTGTTTTGAGGAAAAGACTTTTACTGATAATTTTACACTACCATATAAGTTATTGGAGAATGATAAGACAGTAATATGTGTATCACATAATAAGAACACGGTGGATAAGGAATCTTTTTGTACAAAGAAGGGATTGTGTATAGAAATGCCTGATATTAGTAGTGATATAAGAAAGATATATAATTTGCATCCAATATTGTATTGGATAAATCTTGGGAAGAGTGTTGATAGAAAGAAATGGATGACGAAACAATTTAGCGAGTACAGGTTTAGAGACGAAGAGCGAATAGAGGGTGTAGAGGATCCTGATATAGAGTACGACACTAAATTGTATAGTAAGACACAGATGGGATGTCTTTTGTCTCATATGAAGGCTATGGAGAAAAGTTTGGATGATAAGCACAGAGACATCGCAGTGATATGTGAAGATGATATAGATTTAAAGAATTTATATAATTTTCACGAGATAATGTTTTATTATATGAAGTCTGCTCCTAAGAATTGGGAAGTGTTACAATTGTACGTGATAAATTATAAAAGAAAGGTAAGTAATGTAAAAGGTTTAGATAAATATTTGGGTTGGGAGAAATGGATATTAAGAAATTATAGTACAATGATTTATATAATAAAAAAGGATTATGCGAAAAAAATAGTAAACCTCAAAAATACTATCAATGTAAAGACTCGACATTTGTTAGCAGATGAGTTAATTTATAGTAAAGGTAAAACATATAGTGTATGTTTTCCGTATTATACAGAAAAAACTGATTTTAAAAGTTTAATAGATACAAGTCACTTTAAAATGCATTTAGATAATGTGAATACATTAAGTCTATCTCACGAAAGAGTATATCCATTTGAGTAAAATTAAAATATATCATAATTGATTAAAAATGAAAATACAGAAGTATATATCTTTTATTTTAATTCTGTTACTCATTTCTATTTTGAATAGTGTGTATAACAGATATAACAGTACGTGTAGAGAATTATTCATTGAAGACGAGGTTCAAAAAAATGATGCAGTTTTAATCAATATTGTTGCATGGAAAAACAGAGTTTCTACTTTACTATGTGAAACGGAATCTTTTATTGAGAATTCAATAGGATTTAACCAAATAAGTGATTTTTCGAAGGAGTCAGTTGATATAAATTATAAATTGGACAGTATCGAGAAGGTTAATATCAATGGTACGAATGATTTTAAGAACATTATATTGTTTGATTCCATATTAGTAAATGAAAATAACGAGACTTGTCAAGTACCTCAATGGAAACCGGATGTGGTAGAAGATAAGGATTCGATAGTGGTGTATATATCGGCATTGGTAAAAGAGTTCAATTCGGGGGTCTTAATGTTAGAAGAGGAGAAGATGAAGTTAGTAGAATATATTAGAGAGTTTAATAGATTCTTCAAACAAAATATGAGTGAAATATTTATACCACAGTGTGATCGAATGGTAGGCGAAGATCGTATTAAGTTTTGTACTCCACAAACAATAACATCACCTGAAACAGTTGAAAAATTTGAAGAAAAGACAACAAACACAAAATTAATAGAAGACTCAAAGAAAGGCCTATTGATAGTAGATGAGAAGAGAAAGGAGATGGACAAGATGATATGCAATTATATAAAAATGTATAAAAAGATAGAAAATATAAGAGAAGCAATCATTATGTACGTGAGTAAATTGAATAATATATGGAGTAATAATGATATTGAAAACACGAAGATAAGATTGAATTACGCAGATTCCCAAGTCAGTGCGGAATCAATATCTTAAACGAGTGACTTATGATAAACCGCTACATTGTCACTAATATGTTGAAGACCGTCTGTAATTTCTTCTGACAAATCATTAAGTGTTAATATGTTTTGTGGACGATCTGTATTATTTACATTAGAACATATACCGGTTGATACAGTAGATGTGCCATCATTTATAGTATTTGCAATGTCATTAACAATAAATGGTTCAACTCTTTTTTTGTTCAAAATGTTACGAATAATTTTGGTTTCTCGCCAGAGATAGAGTATAGTCAATATGACAATAACAATTGAAATAGTAGTGACTAACATATTTTAATTAAATTATACATTTTTATTATCAATGTAAAAACAATTAATGTAATTAATTTATATTTTTCTATATAAAACATATGAACACATTGGAGGATATAACCGGAAATCTAGCTGATTTGAAGCTTATTATGATTGGAGTAGGTGTCATACTCTTTATATCTATATGTTTTACTATTTACAATATGTATACAATATATAAAACAAAAAACACAAACGAAGATACCCACAACCAACATTTAATGTCTATTGCTATGAACAAACACAACCTTAATCTTATTAAGACCTACGTAGAGGAAGAAAATTTAGATCTTTTACAAAAAATACAAAGTAACAATAGTAATGTTGTCAATCTTCAAGACTTAATAGAAAATAATAAAACGAATATTGATAGTAACAAATCAATGATTGAAACGAACAAGTCATCATATAATTCAAGTCTAGATAGTTTAAAGAGTGATATTAACAAAAACAAAACGGATATTGCAAGTGCCAAAAATGATATTGTTTTAAATGATACAAAGATAGATGGATTAACGACAGAGTTCGATACATACAAACTGAGTCAAGCGGATGCCATATCCACAATAACAACCAAACAAAATCAAATTCAATCTAATATAGGAACATTTAAGTATAGCGATTTTGCGGATCTCACTACACAAGTTGGAAATAACAACACAATGTTAAATAATGTAAATAATACTCTTGTAACAAACAGAGATTTAATTGATTCCAATTTGTCTAAAATAGTTGATAACCAGTTACGTTTAGGAAATGTAGAAGAAGAAGTTGGAAATATAGATTTTGTGGATGAGACAGAGTTGAATCAATACTTTGAGAACACAATCTTACCATTGACGAATAAGAACGAACAGGATATCCGTGATGTAAACACTAAGATAACAACTATGGAAGCAACCTATGTTACTAAACAACATTTAGATGACAACTATTTAACTGTTGGTGACATAGCGGGAACGTATGCAACATTGAGTGATATAAAGGACAATTATATGACATCTTCGAATATTGAATCAAGCTATGCCAAATTAACAGATTTAGATAATTATGTGACGTCTGCTACAGCGGAGTCAACATTTGCAAAACAAAGAGATCTCAATAACTATATGACAGATGTTGAATCAACATATCAAACTAAAGAGAAGAGTGTAAGAATGAGAAGTGATATTGACCAACAATTTAGTTCTTTGACAAACAGATTCATGCCAATTGAAGACATAGAGGCAAGATTTAGTCAATTAGAAGAGAAGATACCTATGGAAATAATAACAGAAGAGAACTAAATTTATTTATTTCCACATACTACCGATGTTTAGGTACACACATACAAAAAATGAATTGGGACACAATTCATTTAATTGACTATATTGATTGATATTAAAGAACACCCATTTTAAGTTTTTATTTGAATCAAGTCTTGGACTATTATACAAAACTTGTTTGTTCTCCTCTATAGATATATACGGACAAAAGTAATAATATGGTAAAATACATATATCCTTAAAATATTGTTTGTTTTCCTCATAAAACCTTAACAACTTCTTCGGCCCTGATACATAAAATACATCGTCTTTACATGTCAATGACATGTTATCTTTCATAAAGTTATCATGTATTTCGTGAACAAGTTTTAACCAGAAGGGGTGTTTTTGAGTGAGTGAGATAAGAATACCGTTATGAAGAGTATTAGTTAATGTGGAACTATTTAGCCATTCTTCGGACAAGATAACACTCGGTGTGTTCACATCATTAGGAAAATAAGAAATCTGTTTGTTGTGTAACATACTCAAAAAAGTATTAAAGTTTCTAATACAGATGAAGTCTAGATCTGTGTAAATACCACCGAAATGGTACATAATTAGGTATCTAAAGAAGTCACATTTGATGATTGGATATTTAATGTCGGTGTTAAAAAAATTGTTAAAATGGGGGTAGAATTCGTTGATAAAGGATTTGGCACTACTAAAGTCCCAAAACTTGTATTCGAGTGAACCACAATATTTTTTTATATTGTTATCGATTATTTTCGTTTCTTTACTGTCGGGACATTTAGTTGTATCAAAGACAAAATAAATATTGTGATAATACATTTATTTATTTATCTTTAGGATTATATTTGACAAAATTCCAATTCTCCGGCAAATCCTTGTATCTCGGCTCATCATCCTTATGAAAAAAGTAAATATGTTTCTTATCAAAAATATTTCGATAATTGTTAGATTTATATATATAATACATATAGACACTAAAGTCATCTGATTCGTCGTCGGTCAAGTGTAGATGTTTAGTTTTTTCGATTAATACGATGGAGTCGAAGAAGTTTGATAAGTTGAAAATTTTGTCTATATGGACTGCGATAGTACTATTTCTAAGATATACTTTTGGTATTATATTACCTTTGGAGAATATTCTATAATCCATATTTGCTACAGATCTTATCATTCCCACTAATTTCATACAATCCTTATTTATACAATCTGTCTTAAACATTGAATACCGTATAGAATCTTCGAAATCATACATACGATACGGATCATAATTTTGTTCATTAAATTTTGTTTTGAATATGTTTTTGTAAGAGTCTAGACGGTATTTGTCGTACTCTCCAAAGAACATTCGTTGCTTATAATTTTTGTATTGATTCATAACTAATTTGAAAATGGTGTTCACCGATAAATTATCTACTATCACATATGTTATGTTTTCTAAATCACCATAATGATTACTAAATAGATCACTACATTCTTTCTTCACAACTAATATCACTTTCCCTTCATATACTCCATATAAATGTCGAACAATGCCAGTATGAATAATGATATCTTGTACAGTCTCTTGGTTATGCAATATCAAACAATGATCTATTGATGTCATACTTTATTTTTTAATCATAAATAAATTAACAGGTAACAGTATTAATAATACACTTACAGTCAATAACACTAAAAAGAACAACAACAAATAGTAATAGTAAAGAATTGCTGTAGTTGTGTCTTGAGTTACGTTACTACAACTGCATCTCTTTTGTTTCAAAGAGAAGATGTAAGAGATAAAGACGATGTCAAAGACAAAAGTAAACATCATTATAAAGTATTTAGCCGATACAGGTATATCTGGGAATACGAATTTACCTACGATAAGTATGTAAAAGATCATTAATAAAGACTTACTGATATCTCTTTTAGGATCGAATGCGCAGGTACAATTGAGAGTTTCAAATCGTTCCAGATACACTTGAATCATATAGTTAAAGAGGATATTGAAAAAAGCAACCAATGTTGTATTCATTTAATATATATTTGAGAATATTTTTAAAACTTGAGCAATTGATTGAGAGTGTTCTTTGCTTCTTCCAGTTTTAAAGTATCAACACTTCTATCTACACTAATTGGATATTTGATACGAAAGAATATCTGTAACACTTTATCTTTTGTCATACCTTGTCCTTGTAATATCATTGGTTGTTGTTCCAAAATTATATTTGGATGAGTTTTTGTGTCTATCTGCAATTTGTTACCAGATGGATGGTCGATCTCAAACTTCATACCAAATATACTATCCAATAACATAATATCCTTAGTATATACAAGATTGTTCCTATCAATCTTATATCCTCTCATTGTTTCAACGTTCATCACAAAAATTAACTTCGTGTCCTTAATGATATCCGTATACGTATACGTTCTACCGCTTTGTACTCCCGCCTCAATAACCAGTTCAACATTTTTATTTGTCTTAATTCTTCCAGTTGACTTACACATCTCGCATTGCGACTTGTTCTTCGTGAAACCATTATTACAGTTACAAGGTACCAATTGAGATTGAATTATGAATGCGTTTCCCATCTGTTGTTTTACCTGTTGTAATCGATGTCCTTTACCGCCACAGAGATTACAAATAGACGTACACTTATCACAATGTTCTTCTGTATTAATGGATAATTTTTTTGTTATACCACTATAAGCTTCTTTCATAGATATATTGATAACTTTCTTCAAAGTTTTTATTTCTTTTTGAGGTGGTTGTTGATGAGTGTTGAATTGGAAGGGACCTGCTCCTCTACCCCCAAACATTTGACCAAAGATTCCACCCATTCCGTCAAATGGATCAAACCCAAAATGATCCTGTCTACTGGCTTCAGGATTACATATTTGATTGTACGCATCTGTTATTTCTTTGAATTTTGCTTCATCACCTCCCTTATCGGGATGATGTTTCATAGCAAGTTTCTTATAGATCTTCTTGATGTCATCTTTGCTAGTATTACGAGATACTCCAAGGACAGAGTACGGATCCTGCATTATATCTTTATAATAATTATATTTTAGGATACTTTTTAAATTAGTTAAATTTAACGTTCAAAATCTTTCTCAATTTATTCACAATCTTATTGTCAGGAACAACATTTCCTGTCTCATATTGATTGATAATATTCTTTCTCTCGTTTATTTGATTAGATAATTGTTCCTGCGTCCATTTCTTACCCAATCGTGCTGCCTGAAGAATTTTCCCATTCTCTGTACCAAATTTCTTCAATTGTGGTACATCATCATCTAACAGCTGTTTATCTGTCTTACTTATAACAACACTAGGTTGTCGTGATTGCTCATTCTTTTTTGTGTTCTTTGTAAGTATAATCTGTTTGAAATCTTGATGATCCATCTTATTATCTATATTATATATTTTAACTTTTAACTAATTTTAATATGTCCTGTAAACATAATCGATATCTTGTAATAAAACAATACGTTGATTAGTAATATTTTTTAAAAGGAAACAGAATAGGAAGTGTTCGCAGATGGATTCATCGTTTTGTATGTTATGTGAGAGAGTATCCCATCGAATGGACTTGTTATTAAGAATGTCTGTTTTGATCAATGCGAATCCACCAAAAGCACTGTTTACGTCTACAACATTAACGTTTTCTTTTATACGTTCTCTGTTTTTACAATCATTGTGTCTACATAGCTTACACTTCTCAAAAGGACATAGTGGCCAGAAGTTTTTGTTGTTTGTGTCGTATATCGAAAATGTGTCGTAATAATGTCCCAAGAGAGTTGGCTTTGTGATATTAGGAATGTTACTATGAATTTGTGGTATCAATAACTGTTGAGTGTAAGGTGTCATCATACCTATGTTGTTACGACACGGATTGTAGTTAAACATATCACTAAGGATTTCTTTCTTAAAGAAAATGTTACTATCAATAAATAAACTCCAATTGGAGCTTAGAGGAACTATAAAATTAACTAATTTATTGCGAATGTTGGATATGTTTTTGATTCTTTCGTATTGTTTGCCATCTCCGCCGGTATATACCTCTGTTTTGGAATTGAATAAAAGAAGTTTGCTTTTTGTACTTTGTTTTTTGAAAAAGTCTCTAAGTAAAGACCTTGTGTTGTCGGTGGAATTGTTCTCTATGACATAATACTCAAAGTCAACATCATACATCTCCTCGAAGTCATTAACGATCTTAAAAAAGAACTCATTTAGGTATTTTTCATTGTTTTTGAACATACATATGATGGATATTTTGGTAATTTGGTTGATACCGTCGTGAAGGATGATTTTTGGCATAGTTTATAACTAAATAAATGAATTTAAATATAAATTGATGAACGAGAAAATTTGTATAAATAAACCTTTGTTTTAATTAATTATACAGTATGCCCGGATACTTTCAGACCGCTACATATGATGGTCAATACTTTACAGATGCTTTAAGAGAAGATTTAATCATACGTGTTAGTGAAAACAAGAATATTTTAGTAGGAGTAGGGAGTAATGTCCAATCTATGTTAATGATAACTCCAGAGGAAATCTTAATGAAAGGAACTTTTCGTTTGGGTGCGTTACACGTAGATAAAGCATATTTACTTCTCGAACGACCCGATCAACCCTTAATCACCTCAGTAGGTACACTCAATAATCTTAATATTCATAATCACCTCATTGTTGACAAAAATCTGTTTACCGTAGACAATATAAATAAGCAGGTACGTATAAACTCAACAAATGTGTATCCACAAGAGTACCAGTTGTGTGTTGATTCTAACATATTTACACACAATATCGATGTACAAGATTTGATACGAACCTCCAATCTTGATATTACCGGCAATCTAAGAATTCTTGGTGAAGTACATACTATTGACACAAATATGCAAATAACCGAACAGTTCTCCATCTCAAACGATGGAACGGGTCCCGCATTAATAGTGAGACAGTTAGGAAATACCGATATTGCACACTTCTATGATGACAACACTACAGCGTTTATTATCAAAGATGGTGGAAACATAGGTATCAATACTGATAATCCAACTGAAAAACTAACTGTCGAAGGAAACACATACATCAGTTCTAATTTATCCGTAACAGGCGACACATTAATATCTTCCAATCTTCATATTCTTGAATCTTCATTTATTCAAGGACAACTATCGATCCAAAGTAAACTAACAGTTATCGATACAATCGAAACACACAATGATCTAAAATGTCATAACAATTTGACTGTCTTCAACAATACTTCTCTCCAACAAGATCTACAAGTACTATCAACAACACGATTAGAATCTAATCTATATGTCAACGATAACGTAGAACTAGCAAGTTCCTTATCGGTCAAAGATTCAGTCTACATAGATAACGATTTAGCTGTAAAATCAAATCTACAAGTAACAGCCAACACAAACATAATCGGTAGTCTCAATGTTAACAATAATACATCATTACATTCATCTCTAAATGTTACCGATCAGGTTATATTAGATAACACACTTTCAGTAAAAAACAAGGTTTATCTTAATGATGATTTGGAGATTATTAAAAATGTCTTAGTCCATAAAGATGTCAACATTAACGAATCTCTTAATGTTGTAGATATTACCACATTACAATCCAATTTAAATGTGTTAAAGAACACAATAATATCAGGACAGTTGTCTATAGGTGATAATGTAAAATTGGATAAAAGTGTAGAGATAAGTGAGAATATGATAGTGCATAATGATGGAATTGTGAATAATTCTCTAACGGTGTTTAAAGATACTTTTTTGAATTCAAATCTCAATGTAAATGAAAATACTTTCTTAAACAAGCAATTATCAGTGAAGGAAAGTATATATACGGATGAAGATATTGATGTGAACAGGAATCTTAATGTTGGACATAATCTTGATGTAAAGAATGAAATGCGGGTGGACTCATCTACGATTCTCAAGGCAACATTGAATGTAGTTGATAAAGTTGAGTTAGATAATACACTTTCGGTAAAAAACACAGCTTTTTTTAGGGATTCAGTCTTTATTGCTAGTAATGTTAGTATTAACGAAATATTAAGTGTAGGTAGTGGTATTATATCACAAAGTAATGTGGATGTATTTGGAGATACATATTTACACAATAATGTTATTTTGGATAATCAATTGTCCATAGGTGGAGGAGTAAATATAGAGAACGATCTAGAGATAAGTTCTAATCTTATAGTTCATTCTAATATTTATATAAATGATTCTTTGTCAGTTGGGAATAATTTAACTTGTGATACTTTTGTAAATAACACTTTGAGTACTCAAGATGTTTATACCGGTAATATATATGTAGAAGGCACCATATTGAAAGCACCCGTTGGATTAGAAACAGAAAGACCATTGAGTAACATTGCACCCATTGGAAGCATATTTTACAACTCTAATACCAAACGTTTCGAAGGATTACACAATTTAGATAACAATCAAAAGAAATGGCTACCCTTTGGTGGTGTTATCGATATAGACAGTGATACTTATATAACAGCAGAAGACACAGAAGATAACGACACTTTAAGTTTCTATGTAGGTGGTTGCAAAGGAATTCCTGTTGCAACCCTTGATTCAAGTTATCTTTCGGTAAACACTGATGCGGTGTTTGATCAAGACATATACGTTAGACGAAATATAGACATCCTTAAGAACATCAATGTTCACAACAACATTACCGTTGATAGTAACATAAATGTATTAAATGATATAACAATTCATAGTAATGTAACCATAAAAAATAATCTGGACGTCTTCAATAATGGATATTTCCATAGTAATGTAAACATTCATAGTAATCTTAATGTAACAAATGATCTCTTAGTCAATAATAATGGAAGCATCAGCAATGATCTTAACGTTTCAAATAATTTGATTATTGGAAATAATGCTACAATAAAAAACAATCTATTAATTATCGGTACTCTTAGTGTTGGGAACTTAATTACCAATACCTTGACAAATATCACAGAAGCTACAGATGTTCTGTGCGAAGGTGTCTTATCTGTCAATCTTAAATCGTTTATGAAAGATGACGTGAAAATGAACAGAGATTGTTACATACAAGATACATTATATAGTAGTAATGTGGAGGTAATGGGTAATAGATTAAAGATACCAGTGGGTTCGTCATTATCGCGTCCGGATGCCGTTACGTCACATACGGGTTCTATATTCTATAATACATCAACGATGTCATTCGAGGGTCTTCACGATTTTGGGGGTGATAAGCAGTGGATGCCCTTTGGTGGTGTAACTGATATAGATAGAGATACTTACATAACAGCCGAGAAACAACCTAATGACAATACACTATCATTTTATGCAGGTGACAGAGACACTCCTCTTATGACTATAAAACAAAATCGTTTGAGTACATCCACGATCGTTGACATCAATAACGATCTCAATGTTTTCGAGAATATTTATCTAAATAACAGTTTATCGATAGGACAGTCTTTGTTTGTAAATAATGATGTATTACTAAATAATAATTTATCCATTAACAATACACTATATGTTTCAAATGATATGATTGTAGATGGAAATACGGTAATAAATGGTAACACAACTATCAATAGTGATATGACAATAAGAAATAATTTGATATCAAGTAATTTATCAACGAATGATATATTTAGTAAAGATGTGAATACCAGCAATTTGGTATCAAGTAATATTTATATAAACGGTTCAATCTTGAAAATACCTGTTGGGTATAACATAGAAAGACCTTTGGAATCATCTACTGATTATGGATCCATCTATTACAACATAGACACGATGCGATTTGAAGGTCTACACAATCTTATGGGTACGAAAAAATGGTTGCCCTTTGGTGGTGTAGTAGACATCGACGGTGACACATACATATCCGCTGAAAAACAACCCGACAACGACACTCTCTCTTTTCATGCAGGCAACAAAGATATCTCCGTTATGAACCTCCAACATAACTCACTGAGTATCGCAACTCCTACATACATTAATAACACCCTAACTATCAATAACCAATTACGTACAAATGAAGACGTAAGTATGTTAAAAAATGTGATTATAAACAAGAGCTTGTCTGTTGGAGAATTAATTAAAAGTGAGGAGATAAGAACGAGTAATATGTTTGCGTCAAATATAGATGTGGATGGTATAACAATTTCGAGAGAGTTAGTATTTGATGGTGATTATATAGTTAGAGGTAATTTGGAAGTATTGGGTGATTTGACGATCAATGACACAACCTTTCCTTTATTTCCTCAAGTAGGAGATATAACGAAGGTGCTTGCAGTGAATGACAATAATGATTATGAACTAATGACTTTGTTCCACGAGAATAAGAAATGTGAGTTTAAATCACTATTTGGAATCTTTGAGACGGGAGTTGCATTGGAGAATGTCAGTGGATTATTTGATTTTGGAGTACCTAAATATTGGTTATCAGGTTGGAGTGGTAGATTGTTCGACGGTGTTGACATTACAGATGGTGTAGGAGTGTTAGCACCGAATGGATCGAATGTTGATATGTCGACCTTAGAGTTATACGAAGATCTCACAACATCAAATATGGACTTCAAAGACTTTGTTAATATAAGTATGTACAAGACAAATGGAGAGAAATTAAATAAAATTGCTGGTATTGCAGTGAACGATTATGTCAGTCCAAATTACTATTTCTTCTTGGGAACTATCGATCCAAACCACGACTTCTTCAAATACAAATTTAAAAAAGATTTCGAACATTTCTACAGTAATTTACCTAATTTGAGTTACGGTAGTAATTATGGATACTGTGTTGATATTGAATCCATTATGGTTCCCCATAGAAATCTCCACATTTCAGGTACAACACTTTTTGTGGTTGAATTCATTAATACATATGATAATTGTCCAATCTTCAGTGATAGTACTTATAAATTTAATCGCAGTACAGAAGCATCCTCACGAAAAAACAATTACTATATAACTAATAACGTAACAGGAACCATCAGTAATATCACCGACGACACCATCGGTCTATATCCACACATTACATACAGAAAATGGAATAACGCTTCAACACCTTTCTTCTACGAAAAACTTTACCAACAAGAATTAGGCTGGGGTATTATACCGAATGTTGATGATATCTTTGTAAAGTATCATAATAACGGTATGTTAAAGAGATTATATAAATTAAGTTACAATTATATAGTGAGTGGGAAGGCGGAGATGGATAGTATAAGTGAAGAAGAGTTGGATAGGAAATATTTAGATAATGTGGTAAATGTGAATGGATATAATTTAGTAATTCACGAGAATATTAACAACAACGGTAATAGAATAATAGGTAATTATAATAGTATATCTTTTAGTAAATTGGCATTCTAGTTAGTGTGTGATTACAAAATCATATTTATTTATATTAATATGAGTAAAAAGGATTGTGCGTCTGGTAAGATTTTTGATTTCATTACGAAACGATGCATAGCAACAAATACCAAAATGTTTAAACAAAGGGTAGAAGATCAAATGAAGAACGGAACAAAAAGATTCGACCCCGAAGATCTCATAAAACTCGGTTATATTACTCAACCCATCAAACATACCGAAGTTACACAAAAACATAAAACTAAACTTTCTAACGAAATTAAAGAAAACTTGAAAAAGAAACTACAACAAGCAAAAGAAAATATAGCATATGAATACAAATATATAGATGAAGATCATAAAAAATATTGTAAATTCAATAATACAATGATAAAAAAACCGATTATAACGAAGTATATAGGTTACAATTTAACGTATACGAAGTCACCGATTCACGGTACATTTAATACAAGTATGTTTATGAATTTACATAAGAAAAGTTGGACAGTTTCACAATTCCATACAGGAATTTCTACAGAAGGAACGAGTATGGATCGTATGAACAAACTACCAACAGATGATGAAACGGTGAATGCTGTGGATATTGATTGGTTCTTAAAAATGAATCAATATATACAAGGTTTGACAGACGAACAATTATTTACCATTAAAGGATATACCTATCACGGAGATGTTATAATGAACAAATATTTGAGAAAGACGTTCAATATAGATGATTATATAAAGTCTTTTAATTTGTCTATTTACACTCTACACTATTTTCCTTTGTTCTTTCCTCTTTTGAGGATGGTATTTAAATACAGAACAAATTTAGATGCACTGGTAATTGATAAGACATCTCAATCTAATGAATATTTAAAAAAAATATTGGGTTTGTTCAAACCCAATGATACAAGTTATGTAAAAGGATGGGAATCAGTGTGTAAAACAGATAAAGCAGAACAAATATACACAGCTATCGTACGAATATTTATGTTATTTAACAAACAAATTATAGAAGAGGCAATTAAATTGTTGATTCAAACATTAAATGATGTTATCAATAAAAGTCCTTCTACAACTAGAAAGATGACATTGTACAGAGGTGATCAAAATGATGATTATTTCAAGGTGGATATGGGAAAG